AGAGTCAGCACCAAAGATGGCCTTGTTATTATCAGCAAAACTTAAATCACCCGGAAGCGTAAGATCACCAGACAACTTAGCAGACGTTATAGTTCCATCAACAGGAACATTAATATCCGTCTGAGTCATTGTCATGACCTCTACAGCACTTCCAGTAGGTGGAGCCGTAGAGAATGTTAGAGTAGTTCCAGAGATGCTATAGTTAGACTTGCTCTGATATACACCGTCAATAAATACTTGTGTATTATTTTCATTGACAGGGTTTATAGAAAGCGTTAAAGTAGTATCACTTCCATCGCCTGTCATGCTATCAATGTTCAAGTTAGAACCTGATACACCAGCAGCTACAGAGTAAATAAGAATACTGTTACCATTGGCTGGAGCAGAGCTAAAGGTTAGTGTAGTTACACCGCCTGCTGTTGCAATACTGTAAGCATCTTGTTGCTGGAATACGCCTTCAATAAATACAAGAAGATTATCTTCAGAAGCTGTAGATTGGCTTAGAGCATACGCAGTAGTAGAGCCATTACCAGTAAAGCTATCAGTAGTAAAGGTATTAGTACCACCACCTCCAATGGCTCCCCAAGCGTCTGTATAGCCTTCAAACTGTGCAAGGCTACTGTTGTATCTAAACATACCAGCAGCAGGGCTACCGTCTCTCTGAGCCGTTGTACCAGCAGGAACCTTAACAGATCCTGTGCCGTTCAAAGTTAAGTTAGTAAATGCAGGGCTATCTGTAGTAGCTACACCCTGATTTAAAGCTTTAACAGAGGCTTCGCTGGTAAGCTCACTGTCCATCAAGGCACCAGCAGCAGTTACGTTAGCTGTATCAGTTACATCTGCACTGGCTTCAATACCGTCTAGTTTAGTACCATCAGTAGCTACATCACGACCATCAAAAGTACTATTAGTTGTAATAGCACCTGTCATGGCTCCACCAGTTCTAGGTAGAGCAGCATCTGCTGTAGTACCTTGTGCGGCTGTAGCGTAGTCTGAAGAATCAAATGCTTTTACTTGAGCAAGATTACTTACTTCAGAATCCATCAAAGCGCCAGCGGCTGTTACATTCGTAGTGTCCGTAACATCTGCACCAGCCTCAATACCATCTAGCTTAGAGCCGTCTGTAGCCACGTCACGTCCGTCTACGAGGCCATCAGTAGTAAGGTTACCCGATACCACAGGGGTAGTTAAAGTCTTGTTAGTAAGCGTCTGAGAGCCTGTTAGGGTAGCTACAGTAGAATCAATAGCAAAGGTTACAGCATTACCTGAACCAGACGTATCAATGCCTGTACCGCCTGTAAAGGTCATAGCCTCACTGTCTAGGTCAATACTTAAAGAACCACCAGCGTCTGCACTAAAGTCAAAGTCTTGTGCAGTTACTTGAGCGTCTACATAAGCCTTAACAGACTGTTGAGTAGGTACAAGCGTAGCACTATCAGAAGACATGTCATCTTCATCAGCAAAAGCTGTTACAGTGATTGAACCATCATTAAGGCTTCCAAAGGTTAGGTCTGTAATAGTAGTAGCAGCAATTGTACCACCTTCTACTTTATCCCCGGATATCTGGTTGTCTGCAAGAGTAAGAGTACCTGCTGAGACATCTAGAGTCTTTCCAGACCCTACAGTAATATCAGCAGCATCAATAGTACCGCCGTTAATGTCTGCTGTGTCAGCTACAAGGCTGTCAATATTAGCAGTGCCATCAATATATAAGTCTTTCCACTCAGATCCTGAAGCACCTAAGTCATAAGTATTATCAGCACTAGGAAGTAAGTTAGAGGCTACATCAGCACTAAAGGCTACCGTATCTGTAGCAGCATCACCAAAGGTTAGGTTACCTGCAATAGTTGCATTGCCTGTTACTGTAAGATTACCACCTACACTCAAGTTATCTGAAAGAGTTGTAACGCCTGTAACGCCTAGAGTACCTGCAACGGTAGCGTTTGCGTCTACATCTAAAGTATCTACGTGGGCTGTGCCGTCTAAGAATAAATCTTTAAACTCTAAAGAAGACGTACCTAGATCTATATCATTAGTTATAACAGGAACAACAGCACCATCTTGAATACGGATCTGCTCTACAGCAGCACTAGAAACTTCTACATAAAAACCTAGACGATTGTTTGTTCCGTCTACTTCAATCTTGTTAAGAAAATCAAGATCGCCAATCTTAAAAATATTACCACCTTGACCAGCAGAACCATCGTGTCTATGGCCTGTGTTTACTGCACTAGTAGATGAGTAAGCAAAAGAGTTTACTAATTGGTTGTACTCGTTATTAAACAACGATGCTGAGATAGTATCTCCATCAGCGAATGTACTTTGTCTGGTATAGCTCTGAGCCATCTATTATCTCCTTCCTGATGGAGTGTAGTCTATATAAAGACCATTCACTGTATATGGCGATTGTTGATCTGAACTTGTTACAATAAAACTTACAGTATGCCCACTGCCCTGTACAGTTTGACGTATTAAAGGATCTGAAGAGGCTCCAAATACATTGGTTCCCAATATGCCTGATCCAAAAATACTAGGTAAAGGAATACTATCTAATACATAATCTAAAGGTTGTGCGATAAGAGGATCTTCATAATCATAACGCACACGTAATGTAGGCTGTACTGATCCTTCAGGACTCATAGAGATGCGTACATAACGCATAGTTTTTTTAGTACCTACATCACCAAAGTCTAAGTTAGGTGTTTGATAAGCTGCTGTTACATTTGAAGCAGTACCGCCGTAGTCAAAAGAGTTACCACTATCATGATTATAAATATAACCATCGGTATCTCCATGCCACGTTTGTTCAATACCATCAACATCTAAATCTGATGTCAATGCTGTAGCTTTAATTCCTAAAGTTTCTGAATACTGAAAACCTTCATTAGTTAACGTAGCTATAATCCCTTTTGAAGCAGCATTAGCAGTACCGTTATTATTATAAAATAATCTATATTGTGATTTACTTCTAAGAACAGCACTGGTTATATCTAAGTTGTCAATGTTAGCTGCAATACTTTTAATCGTAGGCTGAATAGGTCTACTTACAGTTCCTAATTCAACGTCACCAATTCGTACTGTACCTGCAACGGTTCTAAGACCGTCAGGACTCAAGAATAACAAGTCACCTGCAATTTCTTGAATGCTTTGGAAATCCATGCAGCCTACGTTTTTTGTAATAGGCTGTATCACAATACTAGAAGAATCATTAATGTTAAGAAGTTTAAAAATACTATTCTTACAAAAAATAATAAGGTCACTACGGAAACTAGCCAAACCTACTACTTGGTCTTCAAGTACGATAGAACCTGCTCCAGTTCCTGAAAAATTATCAGGATCATTCGTATGGCTATAGTAGATTGTATTAGATGCAGAACCTGCACCAGCAACTACGAAGTGTTTGTCATGGATAGTGCCTACTGCCGGAGCAAGTGTTCCATCTACAGTTACTTCACCTGCAAAGAAAGTACGGGTATTTAAAGCACCAGTACCTTCCATTCTAAAAAAATAAGGCTTATTAGCCCCATCACATATAAGTATCTCACCGTAGTCTGACAAGCCTTCAAATAATGAAAAACTTATTTGTGATTGGTTAGTACGCGCTAAGTCTGTGCGGCCTGTAAAGGTTGTGTAGTTATCTCCACTACTGTGTACACTTTGCTTAGATATAGAAATCCAAGATGTACCATCCTGACTAAAAAAGATTCCAGTATTTGAACAAACTATTACACCATCAGCATAACCTCTAATACCTAGTACTTTAGCAGAGCCATTAGGACGTACTGATGAAGCTCCTCCAAAAAGATTAAAGCCATTAATACGACGATAACCACCATCAGTATCTACTTCAAAGTTTGTAAGCTTAGAAGCAATACCCGGCTGTCCCAGCATTTCAAGCTGGTTAAGGCTGGTATATAAACCACCTTTAGCTGATAAACCAAACGGCTGAGACATTATACAAACCTCATACGGTCATCTTTAAACTCACCGGGATTAGGATTCATTAGATTAAGTTTCATCAAACGTAAGCCACGCTTGTAGTCTTCAAGAGCAAATGCAGAAAACTGTGGACTTTCTTTAAACTGATAAATATAATATCTAGCTCTGTTAAGCAATACAGGCTTATAAGTATTTGGGAATACTGTTTCATCGCCAAAAGCTGAAAGCTCTGTAGGTAGTACGTAAGCATAAAACCAAATACGATATACTTTATCTGGTATAGAGCTAAGACCAAACTTACGGTTATCAGGACTTTTGATTACACGATCAGGAATACCATACTGTTGAGTATCTGCATCATCTAAGTTTTCTGGAATACGTCTATAGTCTTTCCAAGCTTCTGTCGTAGTAAAACGTAAGTTACGCGCAGTATAAGGAGCAGCTTCACCAGATACACCTACAGTAGTTAAATAAAAGTTATCCCAATCTATGTAGCCATAGTCAGTGGTCAAAGAAGAGCTAGTAGGTTTTAAGTTATACCAGCGTTGTCCTGCTACAGTTTCTACATACACATTACCGTACATAGGATCTGTTTCACCGCTTAGGTTAGCAGCAAGGAAAGGCCACTGAGGTTCTTCATTAACAATATCTAGATAAGCCCTGTTAATAGAGTCTTTAACGTGTTGTTGAATACCCACAGCAGAAGCAAAGCTAGAACTTGTAAGCTCTACCTCATTCATCTCCCGTAGGAGTTCATTTGCTAAATCTAGATATGTTGCCATTATTTATGCGCCTTTTGAACCTCAAAGGTTGCTGATTTACTTGCACCCTTATGGGGCTTATAACCGTCTTTAGGATCTTTCATAAGCTTAAAAGTCTTCCCAGACTTCATCCAGTGGTAACCTTTAGGAGCAGCTACTTTCATTTTACTTTCTGCTTAACAGTTTTGCTACTACACACCCTTTCCATATCCTGCACAGAAGCATAGCCACCACTACCGTACATAGAGCGCCCACCACCCATCTTACCTTCACGTACCATACTGCCGTACATCATGCCCTTCTTTTTATCTTTACCGTACATCATTAGTCTTGCTCCATTGAAAAAGTTTTACTAATTGCTCTAGCACCTTCAAATTCTGTAGCACATTCAGGGTCAGAGTCTTTATTAAAAATTTTATCAAAGTTATCTTTGTAACGTGCATAGTTACTTCCTTTACGAATCCTACTACCTTTACCAGCAATAGTTTGTCGCATCATTAAAGGCTTTTCATCGCTACCAAGTTTAGGCATTATAATCTCCAATAAAAAAAGGAAGGGGCTACCGAAGCAGCCCCCACCTTAAAAGGTCTAGTCGATACCGTAGAAGGCTGAAACCAGAGCTTCTGGTCGCAGTACCTTAGCACCGTAAACGTGTAGACCACGTACAATGTCACCAAAGCTATCTGGGTCACGAATAACCTCAGTGCTGGTGATCGTTTGAGCCGTTGCCGTAGAAGACATGTGACCAGCCAGACATTGACCAGCAGCATTAGATACCGCAGGAATGTTGTTTGACTTGTACATATCAAAACCACGCAGCTTGCCAGAGCTTACTAAACCATTACGGATGGAGCCTTGACCAGCGTTGAAGTCTACGTTCAATAGCTTAGAGCTAGACTGAGACAGTACTTCGTAGAACTGTGGTGAAGCTACGAACCAGCGGCCTTCTTCTGGGATATTCTGCTCGTCTAGCAAACGTGCCATACGTGCCATAATATCCAGAGGATCATGCTCGTTAGTACCAAAACCAAGGTCTAGGTTACCAGTACCGTCAAAGGTTCCTTCAGCAATATCAGTAGCATTGTCCGTACCAAGTACATGGTCAGGGCTAGAGGCAGATACACCAGAGAACATAGAAGCCAGTACACCTTGGTCAAAAGCATCACGCAAAGAGTAAGCTGCTGAAGACGTTGCTACGTCACGGAAGTTAACGTGAGACATGTTAGTTTCAATGTCATCTACGATAAACTTAAATGCGTTAGCAGTGTCAACAACCAGAACTACTTCTTGGTCGGTCAACTTCGTAGCAGCCACATCTTGGCCACGCTCATACTGATAAACAGTAATTTCAGGCTCTTTGATGATGCGTACACTATCACCGAATGCTGCGATTTCACCCGCATAGTCAGTGTTCGTAATACCTTCAATCACAGAAGCCTTACGGAAAAAGTTTAGTACCTGCTTGGAATAAACTTTAGGTAGGAAGAACGAATTGTTCTGTCCTGAAACAGAGTTACCAAAGTTAGCATTGGTATCTGTGGACGGTTCAAAAAATTGGTCACTTACATTATAAGCCATGTTAATATTCTCCTAATAACACAAATTAATTATGCTACTACGCGACCCTCCATCATTGCTTGCTTAATATCTTCTTCATATTTATCAAACTGATCTAGGGACATAGCAGCGATTTCCCGTTCAGTCCAGATCTTAGGTTGACCAGCATCTACGTTAGTTGTTTTAGTTGATACCATATCTGCTGCCGAACCTTGAGGTTTCTTTCTGGGCTGTTGTTTTTGAGTAACACCAGTTTCCAATTTGTAAAGATCAATAGCTTTTGAAGCCAAAGCAACATTATCAGGATTATTATAAATCCAATCTTGAATCTGCTCAGGTTGCTCTTTAGCCCACGAATGAAACTGCTCATCCCCTCTGATATCTTCAAAGTCTGGATGTCGCTGTTGCAAAGTGGTTTCAGCTTCTCTCCGCAGTACTTCAGACTCACGTTGCCGCATAGCCTGTAGTTGTGCTTCAAGGTCTGCTACCTGCCGTTGACTCTGCATATGTGCTACAGATTCAACAGTGTTATACAGATCAGGATACTCCTCTTTAAAACTTTCTAACTCTTCTTCAGACTTAGGCGGTTCATAACGAGGTTGTGCTTGTTGAGCCATCGCAAGGAGTTCTTGTTCCTTTTGTTTAAACTCTCCAAGTTTTTGATCATAATGTTTCTTTAGATCATCGTATCGCTTCTTATAGTTAGTCCTCTTTCGAGGTTGAGCTTCTTCTTCAGGGGCCTCTTCGAGGGTAGCCTGTTGTGGCTCAAAAAATAATCCATCTGCACTGCCTCCACTGGGCTTATCAGCTTCGTGCCAAGGCTTACGAGCATTGTATGGATTACTAACTTCTTCTTGTACTTCTGACATTCTCAATCTCCTTCACGGGGCTTGTGTCTTGCAAGGTAGCCATATTAACTCCGTCGAGTTTATGGGGCTTGTCTTACCAAGGTAGCCGTAAAAATTATTGAAGACTAGGCATCTTATTTGCACCCATCATGAGCTTCTTGATTTCCTCGTCGGTTTGACTGAGGGGTGAATCTTGCTCTTCAGGGTCTTCTTGCATATAACCACCGATAGCCTTCATTTGATAACCGCCATCATAAGCACGTTCAGCATCATCCATAATTGTTTGAAGCTGATCCGCACCAATCTGGTCGGTTGCTTTTCTGGTAAATACAAACTCTCCATCACTCAAACGAGCGGGGATAGAATCTGATACACCAGTTCCGGGGCCTTCGACTTCTCCAGCACCCGAAAACTCACTAGCAACTGTAATTACTTTGTCCAAAATATCTGATAGTCTTGGATCGTTTTGTAATACACCTGCTAGGTAATCTTGTTCATCATCGTCAAGGGATTCATCCATGACGTAACCAATATAATCATCTTCCATTTCATCATCTGGAAGCTGTGAAGCCAGTGCTTCATCCATTTCATCTTCTGGTATGTTTGGATAGGTATCTACTGGCATACCTTCAGGGGGCATCATCATTGAGCCACCTTCGTTAAATACTCCACGTCCTTTCAAGACATCTGCCTGAGTAATCTTTCCATCACCTGTAAGATCTGGTAAACCACCTTTAGCCTTAGCTTCACGATTAAAAAATCCTTCCTCTTCTAATTCCATCATGGCATCTCTAACAGTTGTGCCGGGTACATTGCCAGTATCTTTTAGGAAGTTTTTTTCAATAGTTTTACGCTGCTCTTCAGTTTCTGCGTTTTCTAAGCTACGCTCAAGAGTCTTGTACATTTCTTTATAACCCTGTACAGGATCATATTCTCCATTGCCACCTACAGCTTTTTTACTACGAGGTGTCATGTCTAAAACAACATCATCTTCTTCAGTTGCTAGTGAAAAAGGAACAGCTTGACCTTTATATTTAAAATGAGGCTGTCCTGCTTTCATAAATACATATTTAGTTGGATTCTTAGAAGCTTTTGAAAAAGCAGAATCCATAGTTCCTGAAGTAATGTCAGTAACTGTAGAAGTTTTATTTTCTTTTACTTTAGCTTCTTGTGCAGGTGAAAAAGCTAAATAACTAAGTCCCGCTGTACTTGGAATTGTAACAGCAGCGGTTTTTACGGCTGATGATCTTTCTTTTTCTCTAGTAGCTCTTTGTCCTTGAGTAGCAGCTTTCACTTGTTTTTGACCCAAAGTTTCTTCCGTACTCAAATCATCATAATGTTTTTTTAATTTTTTACCTGCTTTTACAATAGAACCCACCACATATTCTTCGCGTTCTGGTGGGGTTAACATACTCTTACTCATAATCTTTCCTATTAAGTGCTTCGTCTACTTGCTCAGGTAAAGTTTCTAGTCTAGCCAGAGAACTCAGCTTCCCCTGACTGCGGAACAATTCCAGTTCCGATGTTGCCGCCACCAGTACCTGTAGCTCCAAGGTCTTGAGGCTGTTGAGGTACTCCTTCAGGGCCTCCCATTGGTGCTTGTCCTTGACCATCGGGGCCAGCTTCCGGGCTAGGGCTTTGTCCAACATTATTTTGCATTCCTATAATCTGAGCCATCATCGCAGCTTCTTCAGGGTCATTCATCAGTTCATCTGGGTCTAGATCTAAACTATATGCCAGTTCACTGATAAGCTTGTTCATCTTAATAAACGGAGCTACAGCAGGGTTAGCTGCGGTCTGAAGGAACATTGTAAGCCTTTGAGAGCGTACTTCCTTCTGCATCAGACTGTTCGTACCTGTAGCCTTAACTTCTAAATCACCTTCAATGCCAAGCTTATAGTCTGAAAACTGCATGTTCCATTGGAAGTATGCTTCACCCATAGGCTTTAACAGGAAGTCATCAAGATTCTTAATAACAGTCTTAATGTTCAATGAGGCTGCACCAAGCAACATAGACATACCTGATGCGGTACGTGTCATGCTCTGTACGCCTGTTTGACCGTGGCTATAAGAAGGAATACCTGTTTGTTCGTCTGCAAGCTGTCGGAACTTGTCAAACATTTGCATGTTTTCTATAGTAGTATTAGGAAACTTTAAGCCATTAATAGCTGTTCCGGGTACACCTGCTTGTCGCCTAAATACTTTACCGGGATAAATCTCCATGCTCTGACCACCTACAAGGGCAGTCTCGTCTACATCAAAGATTACAGAGCCTGATAGAGCTAGATTATCAATAGCCATACGTGCATGACCGTTCATAATCTTTTGACTATCATCCATGTTCTCTGCTACGCCAATACCAAAAAAGCTGTAGGGGTTCTTTTCGTAGCTGAACGCATGGTAAGGAATACGGAAAGGTGTAAAAGGATTAATTACACTTCGTAGCATTTGACCATTACATACCCAAGCGTTGATCTGTACTTCATCTAAGTCATCTACTTCTTCAGGAATATCCATGCCTACCTGTCGGCAGTACTCTGCGTCCATAACACCCCAGTATTCTAAAACTTCATACTGAGATGCACCATACTCATCATTACGATTGTCATCTTTTAACTCATGCTCGTAATCTTCTTCTACGTAGTTAGGCCCCATTTGGAGGCACTCACGAATAGCTTCCTTGTCAAAGTAAGGCATCTTACCAAGACTACGAAGCTGAGTACGGTTCATTCTATGTCGGTGGAATACATACTCTGATTCATCAACATTTGTTGCGTTGGGGTCTGGGAAAAAGTCCCAGATGCTGACAAACTCCAAGCGAGGCACCCTAACATCAACAGGAGAGTAAACTCTATCGCCATCCTCTCCTTCCTCCCATCTGTGTAAGGTTTTGTTAAAATTGAATGGCCCTTTAACAATTCCTGTGCCGAATAAAGCTGATTCAAATAATGCGTTTCTAATTTCACTAGCGCCGTTAGACTCCTCTATCTGATCGTGTATAAGTTTTTCCATGCGTCTTGCAGCTTTCTGTGCAGGACTTATTTCTAGTACTTGTGGGTCTGGTGAAGGCCCTTCAACAAGCATATCCTTTTCTTCTGCTTTCTTGTCAAGTTTAATATCTTCAAACTTACCTGTAGCAAAAGTAGCTCCGGGCTTTAACACCCGTCCATCACCTTCGTAACCTACATCAAAAGGATTTTCAGGTGCTTCTTCTTCCATCTCAGGAGCTTGTCCTTGAGAGGTTTCAATACCCGGTGAAGCTGTTGCGTCTACGTGTGCGTACTGAGAAATACCTTCAGGCATCTTAGTTTCACTAATACCGATAGGAAACTTATTAGCACCAAACACAACATCTACAAGTTGTCCAAAGGCTGCAAGTACTTTGGTCTTAGTTACTTTAACAAAGATACGGGACTTCTCAGACTCTCTAAAACGTACATTCTTGCCGTATAGACCACGATAGTTGTGATACGCTGTAAGCCAACGCTGCTCATCTAGATCGCGTGAGGACTTAGCAGAAACATAGCGATCAGTAATTAGACCTACTAGGTTATTGCGTAGATTCTCTTCTAGGGTCAGTTCAAGGCCATCTTCGCCTTCAACGTCTCCAAAGTAAATCCCATTCGCTGTTAAAGTATTTTCTGCCATTAGTATCCAAACTCCGAATCAACGGGTGTATATGCCTGTTCCATTCTTAGATTTCTAAACTGACTAAAGATGTCATTGACTTTAGGCCGTGACATAATTAAGTAGCGTAACGCATCATAAGCGTGGTCAGGTGCATTTGTATTAACATCTTCTGGGTTAGTTTTATCCAGAGGAAGACTTTGGAGTTCACGTATCAAGTTAGGACAGCTATTAAATATCTGTATCTTAGGTCTGCCACTTGGTTGCACTCTCAAGTATTCGTGGATTTGTATCTTACCCTGTATTCTGTTTTTATCTGCTCTACGTAATTTATGCCCTGCTCGTTGAAGTGTCTCTCCAACTGTAGGGCCTGTAGTACCTGTTCTGTTCCATGCCGCTGTATCAAGTACTCCCGACACAGAGTAGGGGTCTGTTAGCTCCATGTTCGTAATCATTTGAGCTAAATCAACACCTGTTAGTCCTTTCCGATAAAGTTCCCTATATATAATAAGTGTACCGTCAGAGGGATCAACAGTGCCCCAAACACAAGCAGATTCTGAAGCGTATCCGTAGTCAATTCCTTTCACCCTTTCCCAGCCTACTGGGATTTCAAATGGTGTTATAACATGCTCCATTACATCAAACTCTGTAAAGGCAGCACCTTCTGTAACATCCCAGTTACCTTCTAGAAGCTGCTTACGCTGTACCGCTGGTAGAGCTTTAAGCATCTGCTCATACCTGCCATCTGTAGACAGGTACGGGTTATCTTCTAGACGGGCTGGTATGAAACGTCGTGTCAAACCATCGTGGCCTGTAAAGCTCTCATTAGGCTCTGATGGGTTCACATAACGCTTCTTTACCCATGTTGCACCAGCACCACCGGGGTTAGCTGTACAACGCATGTACGGCGTAATCTCAGGGTCTGTAGTACGCAGTCGTGATGCTAGGTAGTTCCAAGAAAACTCTGTTGATAGGTGAGTAATCTCATCGAAACCAATCCAACTATAAGCTTGTCCCTGATAGCGATAGACATCTGCATCTCTTTCAAGGAAGCCAAACTCTAGTTTAGCACCACTAGGGAATGTCCAGATCTTTTCAACTTCTCTGAACTTACATCCCGGAAAAGCCTTTGGGTATAACTCCCTAGACTTATCTATAAGCTCCCTCAGTTCAGGCATGGAGCGTCTTAATATTAACGCCCTGTGAGCAGCCCTGTGGGCGAATCTGAGGGGATCTACGAGCATAGCATAGGACTTACCACCCCCTGCTGCGCCACCATACAATACGTCCGTCTCTGGAGCCGCTAAGAAGTCTGTCTGCGGCCCATCATTAGGCTTAAAGATAATCTTGTCATTTACTATCTCCTTTGTACTAGGAGCTAACAGATCAAGTTCATCCTCTGTTAAAATCTTACCTTCAGTTGTAGAGGCATCTAAAGCCTCATCTAACTTAGATTGTACCTTTGTCTGCTGGTTTAGTGTAGCCTTAGCAGACTTCAACTTCTTGTCAAGGGCTTCTATACGGCGCTGCTTGTCCTTTACAGACCTTCTAGCAGCCATCTTAGCCTTTTCTTTCTTACTGTAACGGTACTTAGGAGCTTCTCCTCTATCCTCTCTTTCCTGCTTTACATGGTTAGAGAGAGTTTGTACTGATACGTTATAGCCCTTAGACTCTATAAACAATCTACCTTCACGGATAGATTTATACTTACCATCAACAATACCTTCTACAACTTCTTTGAGGACTTTGTAGACTTTATCATTACGTACAAATAGCTTACTCTCTGGATCTGCATCGTATGCAAATGGAGCAACACCCTGTGTACGGGGTTTAGTCTTGGGTAACTTCATACTCACCTTCTACAACAGTCTTAGCAGGAAGTATGAATAAAGCGCCACCCTCTGACTCAACATTAACCTCTAGTCTATCTTGCTTCCCTAAACCAGTGCGATCCAATATCGTTTGAGCAGCTTGTAACTTTACGTTAGCTTGAGGCATAGGATCATCTGAATCTAATACCTGTACAAGCTTCATAGCTGCCTTGGGTGCAGACTGAGCAAGTATATGAGAGGCCAGTTCTATTATTTCATTTTTAAGTGATTTAACTACTTGAGAATAGCTACCTTCGGCATAACCCGCTAACTCCGCTGCGTATTTTGGATCACCTCCCGTTTGGATTAGACAGTCCAAGAACTTTTGTTGCTTCTCTGTTAGCTCGCGTTCTTTAGATGTTTGAGGTAAATAAGCATTCATAACAAGACAGTATAGTGTTGAATTGAGGTTTTGTCAAGTCTTTTTTAAAAAAATAATAAAAAACTTGACAGATTGAGAATCTGACACTATACTATAGTAACAGCCGCCGAGGGTGTAAGTATGTATTATATAGATTTATATATATGTACTTTAAAGCTTTAAAAGGGAGCCGCAGTATGTGAAGATACTGTCAAGGTTAGACAACTTGAAAAGCTTTCAAAATGTTTATAATTGTATATATATACCCCCACCCCCGTACGGGCACCTGCCCACCCGCACGCGCCTACGCGATACGCGCACACCCGCACAAGCGCATAAAGGTCGCACCATCTTCACAAGCCTTCACAAGCCTTTGAAGCCTTCACGCGCAAAACTTAACAAATGTTAGATATTCCTCAAAGTACTTAAAAGCTTCCCAAGTATTCCAAAGCTTTGACAATCTTGTGCCGCGTTTAAAAAGCTTGTAAAAGTTAATCTTTATAACTTAAAAGCATAAGCCTTTCAAAGCCTTACAAGCTTTCCCCGTTCTTCCCAAGCCTTCCACAATCTATACTTTTTTTCCTATAATAGGTACAGCCTTTCACATACTGTATAGATGTACAGTACCTATTCCCTCCCCGTGTTAACTTCATGCCTTGCAAGCTTTTATTGAAAATCCCTACAAAATATTTACAAGCTTTTCCCTAGTCTTTTCAATGACTTACAATCATTCCCAACAGGAATATAACCTAGTCCAAAAAATCTCTATAGAAATCATGCCACCTAAATTAAATTCCTCACATCGCCAAGGCAACAACGCCAACGGCAAACACTGTGAGGGATCGCAAAATGGATAAGAAAGAAATCAGAAGTATAGCCAGCGCAATTACTACGCTAGATAACAGGAATGCGACAATAGCATCAAGGCTCTTTGAAGTATTGAAGCCAGCAATAAATAGCAGCGACATGGCGACATGGAAGCAAGCTAAAAAAGAATTCGCGGAAGCCTTGGGATTTAAAAGCCTTAACAAGTACACGGAAGAAAAAGGCGGAAGCTTGGCCCAACGGGTGAGTGAATTCACGTGGGCAGTTGAAGGCGTAGGCTTTGAATTAGAAAGCTTCGGCGACTACCTAGCAGCCAAGGCGGAAATGCTGGAAGCCCAGAAGGCAGCCAAGGCGGAAGAAAAGGAAAAGGCGGAAATGGCGGAAGCCTTGGAAGCTTCACAAGCGCAACCGACTGAAAAGCTTTTAGCGTTAATCAATGCGCTAAAGGCGGCGGCATCCTTACCAGCAGAAGATCAAGACGCGCTAGCGGACGCACTGTCGCCACTAGTTAAAGTGTAGGGAATCCCTCCACGCCCTAGGCATGGCGCTAAACTGCCTACGCTAGACGCTAGCCATTAGATCCCGTCGGGGTTTAATGAGTAGCGCCAAGGCTCTACAAGCTTGCCAAGATAGCGGACGGATACTCTGCTGCCCGGTGTAAGTGTTAGAAAAAACCTAACAAATGTTAGAAAATTTGAGGGATAGAAAATGTTAAACAAAGCTCTTTTAATAATGTCCGCAATCATCACATCTATTGTTTTGATGTGGTCGGGTATATGGTTGACATGGGCATATTACGCTACCGATATGGCAACGCATGACATGCTTTTTATTGTTGGCCCAATGTTAGTGCTTGTTGGCTTTGCGTCACCATTTGCGGTCATCGAAGAATTAAAGTAAAAACCTAACAAATGTTAGAAAATTTTGAGGGAAGCAAATGACATTGGCAGAAAAGTTTTGGGAATGGGAACACAGTCAGCGCATACGCTGGAAGGGTGGCGACCACGACTATAAAGTCCAACAGTTTGATGCGGGTGCAGAGGTTGCATATTTCAGCAAGTACCCCGATGGTGACGGATACTACGACGATCAAACGCTGGTGACGTTCAGCGACGGATCGCAAACCAATTTCAATTATAAAGGTGAGGAAGGCTGGTGAAATTACTAGACACGACAGGCGGCAACGCCAAGCTAAAAAAGAGCGACAAGAGTAGCCAAGAATACCGGCTCGCAGGCTTATCACTGATGCCCGATGACATACTCTGTCCCTATCGAAACGTGGCAGGCTGCGCTAAGTCTTGCCTAGAGTCAGCAGGCATGGGCGTATTTTCAAACGTCAAGGCTGGAAGGCAACGCAAAACTGACTGGTGGCATAGTGATCGGGTTGGGTTCTTGGATCAGTTACGCAAAGAGCTTGGCAACTTTCAAAAGCTTTGCAAGCGTCAAGGTGTCAAGGCGGCAGTCCGTCTTAATGTATTGTCGGACATACCTTGGGAAAAGCATGGGATACTGCAGGAGTTTCCCGATATTTTCTTCTATGACTACACCAAGAATGCGTCAAGACTGGGCAAGACTCCCGACAATTACGAGTTGATGTTTTCGTACAGTAACGAGCCGGACTATCAGAAGCATGTCGCTAAGGCTTGGAATACCGACGCGCCTATATCGGTGGTGTTCCGTGGCGGTATGCCAGAGCATTACAAGGGACGCAGGGTGATTGATGGCGATGCCTCAGACCTTGTGAACGTCAAGGCTGGTAGGGTTGTTGTCGGGTTGGTAGCCAAGGGCAAGGCCAAGAAAGATGAGGGTAACTTTGTTGTTGATAATGTGATTGCGGTAGGGTAAAACCTAACAAATGTTAGAAACTTGGAGATAAAATAATGGAAGAACAAATAATCTTTACAAAAAAAGAATTGTGGTTGAATCAGGCTCCTTCTTGGAATTTTGAGCTTGACGAAGACCAACTGCTTTCAAAAGCTTTGCAGGTTGGCTTTGTCACTAAGGTTGGTGATGATTCTTACTTAGTCAATCAGGATTATTAACCTAACAAATGTTAGAAACTTGGAGGATGTATGGAAACTAGATTAGTAATGGTCACGATGCAGCGTGGCGGTGGAGGCCCTAGCATGTACCGCTTGGCGTATGGGAAGGTGCTGTCTGACGGCAGGACAATTATAAAAGCAGCCCTGCGTGAGAGCATGGCTAGAGAGTTAGGTATCCAACGTGGAGAAGCGGTGAGATGAAAGTACTTGTAGCGTGTGAGTCTAGCGGTACAGTCCGCGAAGCTTTTAGAAAGCTTGGGCATGAAGTTTGGTCTAATGATCTGTTGCCTGCTGATGATGGCAGTGAGTATCACTTGCAGATGGATTGTGAGGAGGCGATAGGTTGGGACGATTGGGATTTGATTATCATGCACCCACCCTGTACAGCCTTGGCGGTCAGCGGCAACTCTACCTATGCAAAGGGAATGCCTAAGCATGACGAGCGTTTGCGGTCGATTGAGTGGACTACAAAGCTTTATCAGTTGGCTATTATTGCCTGCGACAAAGTGTGTATGGAGAACCCTGTCGGGGTGTTACCGTTCAAGCCTACGCAGTATGTACAGCCTTGGATGTTCGGTCATCCTGAGTCTAAAAAGACAGGCTTGTGGCTTCATGGTTTGCCCAAGCTGGGCGAAACTAACAACGTAAAAGAGGAGTTTGATGGACTACCGAAACGGGAACAGCAACGGCTGCATTACCTACCACCCTCAGAGGATAGGTGGAAGATACGCAGCAAAACTTTTCAAGGTCTAGCAGATGCTATGGCCGAGCAGTGGGGATAGGTATGTTGATTGAGAAGAGGTCTGGACTTACAGGCAAGGTGCATGTCTTGGACGTGCCGGTAACTGTGCAGCAGATAGAGGCTTGGCAGGGTGGAGAGTTGATTCAGAACGCTATGCCTGACCTGTCTGCTGAGTTTCGTGAGTTTTTGATGACAGGTATAACGCCTTTTGAATGGAAAGAAAATTTTGGAGCATAAGAGTATGGATTTGTATGACGATAAGTTTTGGGAATGGATGGCGCAGTGCCCAGTGGAGCATAACGCTAATCCAGACAACGTAGATATGTACGGTCAGCGGTTAGCTGGTGTTAACTTTTTTGTGGAGGAAGAAGATGAGGAGTCCTAAGTATGTGTTCACCCGTATACCTAATGATGAGGCCGGGCGTGAGCTAGTTGAGAAGATGCGTAAGTATCTAAACAGGGACAGGTATAGCCTTCGGGTACGGGGTCAGGGTCTTATTGACGGTGAGAATTGGAGGCGCTATGGTTACGGTCAGCCCTTGGATAAGTCCAAGTACATCAGAATCTATGTAGAGGAGAAAGCTAATGAGCAATAGAACTAAGTTTGGTAAGACAAGGGACGTATCAGAACCCTACGCTACCTTTAAAAACCCACAGGGTTGGGAGTGGCGTGTACTCAAGACCTATCAGAGCGTTAAGAAGGAACGTGACAATCAGTATGCACGATGGTTTGTTGCAGCTAAGTCACCTATGACGCATGGTAGCTGGGAGTACGGTGATACGTATGTAAGAGAAGTTGAGAACTACGGTCACTTAACTTCAGCAACTAGTGACTGGTTAGAGGAGTACCTGAATGAACTTTCATAATGTAAAGAGTGTGAATGTTGAGCGTGACAACAAGCGTGGTTGGACTACCATTAAGATCACCCGACATGAGAGGTTGGATGTGGACGTTGAGTCGGAGGTTGCTATTGCTAAGGCTTTCGGCATCGACAGGTGGGACATGGCTGATGTTGTTCGCAGTATCAATAAGAATGGTACGGTGACTGATGAGATAACTTTGTTTCATGTTGATGATGGCATGATTGATATAAATATGGAGACTGTAAATGAGTAATGATATATGTTGGGTTGAGGCGCATAAGTCTCACCCTGATGCCCCTTGGAACCAGCCTGATGCCGATGACCTCACCTTTGAGTTTGCGGTCACGATAGATTTGGTGGTCAGGGCGGTTGATAGACACGATGCGGTGAATATAGCGGAGGCGCTAATAAAACCGTCACCAGAACTGATCGACACAGAAATGATGCAGGTAATGGAGCTTTGATATGACTTACTTACAAATGGCACAGTTCATAATGAAAGAGATGCCAAAAGATCTAAGGGATAAGGCTGTTGTGGGCTTCATGCCTTGGGGTTTTGATGAGTCTGGAGGCATTGATGGTTCGTTTAGAAAGATCTCTGTTCACTATAATATACAAGACGGCAAGTCTTTAGAGCCTGTCGTTACTATGGAGTTTGATCATGATATACCGACTGCGTAAGTTTAAGACACGCTATGGCGTACATTCCGGGCGGTGCTATACGGGCATCCACTTTGGCCGACGCTCATGGTACATACCTCATCACGACAGGGGTCATCTGTTTAAGGTTGAGGATAAGGATGGCAGGACTATGGTGTCCCGTCTCATAACAAGGAAATAACTCTCCGGCACCTGAGCATGTGTGTAAACTGCTCGCCTTTAATTTGGAGAATGAAATGGATAATATAGATATATTTGTAGATCACTTTGTGATTCACTCTGAGAGTCGTGAGGCTTTGATACTCAATGCTGGTAGTTCAGCGGAGTTTGAGAAGCACTTGCGTAATCTTGTATCACAGGAGATTCGTGCTGCTTTGTCAGCAGAGATAAATTCTTTTGAGGAAGAGATCACAAAGTCTAAGGGCGTTAAGCGTGAGAGGTTGATAGATGGCGCTAATGCTTTGAGGGGCCTCAGAAGTGATCTTGTGTGGGAGAAGGTTAGAGTAGGGGTGTCAGCATGAATGATTTATTTTACAAGGCTGTCAAGGCTCAGAAAAATCTTGATAAGATATACCCAGACAGGTACTGGCCTGTCGGCGCTGAGTCCCCTCCTAAGCCTCACATCATCAAGGTTACTCAGATGTATGCGGGAGGAGTACGACCACGCGACATCATCAAGCAGCTTGGCATGAGCAAAGCTATGGTGATCAGTATTATAAAGCGTTCACGTTTCAATCAAGAGTCTAAGTATCGTGCAAAATATAATTGACATGTGTAACCACATCCTAGGCTTCAGTGATTGTTACTTTGAAACGGGGAGAGTAACACCTGTTGTTCGTGAGGATGCTCTAAGGCTGTGTCAGAAGCATGGTGATGACTTCTGCATAGGGTTCGTTGCTATCTACCTTGAGGTACAGAATCAGGAGTATCAAAAATTCTTTTGACACCGTTTGATATCTTGTGTACAATCCCTTTCAAGGTTTTAAAGGAGATATAAAAATGAGTTCTACAGATACTAGAATGGAGTTTTGTTCAGAGCTAGATGATTGGTGGTGTCAGTTGTTTGCTATGCGGTTAGGGGCACCTTTACCTTCTGAAAGAATTAAGTTAAGGTTTATTGGATTTGTTGAAGAGCGTTGCCAAGAGGTAGGATCTTGGAGAATACGTGACGATGATCTAACAGTATTGTTTTCTGAATTCATAGACGAACTAGGAGGTTGGTAATGTTATTTGATATTACTACTGATGAGTACAAGGCTTTCACGGCCTCTCATCTTATTGGATTGTTATATGAAAATAAGTCCAGTTATCATATAACTTACGGTAAGGACAGGCATTGCCTGACAATAGAGGAGGGCATCGACGGATCTATAGAAGAGCAAGTCTCTGAATTTTTTATTGACAACGCATCCAAGTGATGTTAATTTATAATGACGCTAACAAAGGAGAAAACCTATGCGTATGATTGATGGTATTCCACAAGTGTTAACTGGCGAAGCCTTTTATCCACATGTGAAAGTTCCTGTCCCTAACTTCAGCGGTGACCGTAACGGGTATGAGATTAACCTAGCGGTATCTGATGAGGTATATAATCAGTTCGTTGCTGCTGGCTTCAACGTCGGTGTCAAGGCGGCTGGTCGTTCTAAGTACACGGAAGATCCCGTGATTCATTTCTATCAGTGGGAAGTGAACGGTAAGGGTGAGAAGAATCCTGCACCTAGACTGGTAGACCTTGAGAAGAATGAGATTGATGTGCAGATTGGTAACGGCTCAAAGGTAGCAGTGCAGTGGCGAGCAGCCGTGTACGGGCCTAACAAGCAGTACAAACGTGCCATCCTTGAGAACGTACAGATCATCGAGCTTGTCGAGTACGGGCAGGGTGCATCTGGTGAATCAGCTTTAGCATTTTAGAGGAGGTAGTATGACTGAAGAAACTACAAACACCGTGACCTTTGAGGACAAGGAATACAATGTCGCTGATCTTTCTGAACGTGGTCAGGCCCTTGTAGGTCTTATACGCTCAGTACGTGAAGAGTCTGCGGGTTTGCAGACCCGGCTAGCTGTTCTACAGGCAGCAGAGATAACCTTCTCCAAGGAATTGGAGGGGGTATTCAACGAGCCTGATCAGGAAGAGCTTGAAGGGATGGACTAAACTAAGAGGGGCTGAAAGGCCCCTTCTTTTTCTGGAGGCATAATGGCTTTTGTAGAGACACATCTAGACTGCCCCACTTGTGGACACAGACAATGTCTTGGTCTTAACGAAGATGGCAGTGCAAAATGTTTTTCATGTGGTGATTATATTAGAAACTTCAAAGAGGGAGATATGGAACCAACCCCTAGATTGGTAAAAGATAATGTCGTAATCAGTGAAGGAAACTTCAACAACCTGCGTGACCGTGGGATTAGTGAGGCTACTGCAAAGAGATACGGCGTTAAGTCCACTGTTAATTCTAATGGTGACATAACACGACACTTCTATCCGTACTACAACGGGTCGGAGGAGGTGGCGTACAAGACACGCATCGTGGATGGTAAAGGCTTCATTGCTACCGGCCCTATATCAGACTGTGGTTTGTTCGGACAGCAGTTAGTAGGCGACAAGGGTGGCAAGTACGTTACCCTAGTTGAGGGTGAGTGCGATGCGATGGCAGCCTATGAGTTGCTAGGATCTAAGTGGCCTGTAGTATCTATTAAGAATGGTGCACAGGGTGCAGAGAAAGATGTAAAGAATCAGATAGAATTCCTCGAAAGGTTCGACAACATCATCATCTGCTTTGATGCTGACAAACCCGGACAGGAAGCAGCAAAGAAAGTAGCAAGACTGTTGAAGCCTAACAAGGCTAAGATCATGGTCATGCCTGACGGCTTCAAGGATGCCAATGATATGCTGCGTAAGAACCAGCATGGCTCCTATGTTGCTGCGTGGTGGAACGCTAAGACCTACACACCCAGCGGTGTACTTAATGTAAGTCAGAACAAAGACAAGTTCCACAACCGTGTGAAGAAGAAGGCTATCCCATACCCTTGGGAAGGTTTAAACAAGAAGCTAGAAGGCTTACGTCAGGGTGAGCTTGTGCTACTTGCAGGTGGTACAGGGCTTGGTAAGTCCAGCGTCACACGCGAATTAGAACACTGGCTTATCAAAGAGACTGATGACAATATCGGTATCGTTGCTCTTGAAGAGGACTGGACACGTACTGTGGATGGTATCCTTTCTATCGAAGCTAATGCTAAGTTACACATTGATCGTGTACGGGAGGAACACTCAGTAGAGGAACTAAACATTCTGTTTGATGATCTGTTCATTGACAACGACAACAACGACAGGGTGTGGATACACGCTCACTTCGGTTCCAATGATATTGATGGTATCTTTTCTAAGCTACGCTACATGATCGTTGGTTGTGAATGTAAGTGGGTTGTAATTGATCACCTACACATGATGGTATCCGCCACATTGGAGGGCGATGAACGTCGTTCTATTGACTCTATCATGACACGCCTTCGCAGCCTTGCTGAAGAGACAGGCGCTGGTCTTATTCTTGTGTCACACCTTCGTCGTATTGATGGCAATAAGGGACATGAGAAGGGTGCTGAGACAGACCTTAGCCACCTTAGAGGTAGTCAATCTATCGCTCAGTTGTCGGACTGTGTTATAACTCTTGAGCGTAACCAGCAGGCTGATGATCCTGTTGTGGCATCCACCACCCGTGTCCGTATCCTGAAGTCTAGGTACACAGGTGATGTCGGCATCGCTACGTATTTGCAGTATGATAAGGACACCGGGAGGCTCAACGAAGTTGATGACTCAGACATTAACTTTAATCCTGAACAAGAAGATGCGTTGGCGTTTGAATGAAGCTATTATTTGACATAGAGACTGATGGGCTTGAGTACACAAAGATATGGTGTCTTGTTGCTCAAGAAGTAAACACTGGTGAGGTCTGGAGCTATGGGCCTGATGAGATAGAAGAAGGAGTTAAGTTACTAAATAAAGCAGAGCAACTGGCAGGACATAACATCATTGGTTTTGATATACCTGCCCTAGAAAAGCTCACGTCTTTCAAGCTTGGCAATCAGCAGATCATAGATACCTTGGTGTTGTCTAGATTATTTAATCCTGTACGTGAAGGTGGTCACAGCCTTGCGGTATGGGGAGGCAAGCTAGGCTTGGCTAAGATTGAGTTCGATCAGTTTGATTGTTACACACCTGAGATGCTTGAGTACTGTAAGCGTGATGTTGGAGTCAACGTCAAGGTTTATAAGGCTTTGCAGAAAGAAGGTGTTGGCTTCTCTCCTGACTCAATAGAGCTAGAGACTGAAGTGGCCTCTATCATGAAGGATCAGGAACATAACGGCTTTTACTTTGATGAGTATAAAGCAAGTATGTTACTGGCTCTTATGCGTGAAAACATGACTAAGCTTGAGGAGCAAGTAGGTAAGGTATTCAAGCCTAAGATAGATGAGCGTCTTATATATCGTCGTGAGACAGGTAAGGGTGAGACATCAAAGATGGGTTCTTGGGATACTCCTAGCGGTAAAGGTGTGCGTCTTACTGAAGAAGAGTACGAGCATTTAAGCCAACCCGCCAACTTCAGTACCAGCAGGCAGAGCATAATGGACTTCAACATTAGCTCAAGGAAGCAGGTAGGTGAATACCTTATTGAGTTTGGATGGAAGCCTACAGAGTTTACTGTGAACGGTAGGCCAATTGTTAATGAGAAAACATTGTCGCTTATAAACGACATACCACAAGCAGAACTAATCAAAGATTATCTGATGCACCAGAAGCGTGAGGCTCAGATTAAATCGTGGTTAAAAGCACTAGAAGATGACGGTAGAGTACACGGTTATGTGATACCTAACGGAACCATTACAGGCCGTATGACTCACCGTGAGCCTAACATGGCGCAAGTACCTAGCTCTAACTCACCTTATGGTAAGGAGTGTAGAGCGGTATGGACTGTACCTAAAGGTTACAAGCTGGTGGGTATTGATGCCAGTGGCCTTGAGTTACGTATGCTTGCACACTATATGGAAGACGAGGAGTACACAAATGAAATTGTCAACGGAGACGTACACACAGCTAACCAGCACCTTGCAGGACTTGAATCTAGAAATCAGGCGAAAACATTCATCTATGCACTGCTGTACGGAGCAGGAGATGAAAAGCTTGGAAGTGTGGCTGGAGGAGGCAGAGACGCTGGTTCAAAACTTAGAAAATCTTTCTTCGATAATCTTCCATCATTTACAAATCTCAAAAATAAAGTTGCAAGAGCTTCAGCAAGAGGGCACCTCAAAGGTTTAGACGGACGTAAGTTATTTGTACGTTCAGAACACTCAGCCCTTAACACGCTGTTACAGGGTGCCGGTGCTATCGTGATGAAGCAGGCTCTTGTATTCTTTAATAGGAAGCTACAAGGAATAGATGCTAAGTTTGTTTGTAACATCCACGATGAGTGGCAGCTAGAAGTAATTGAAGATAGTGCTGATGCTGTAGGTGTTTTAGGTGTAGAATCTATAGTAGAAGCTGGTAAATATTTAAATCTTAAATGTCCTTTAGATGGAGAGTATAATGTCGGAAGCGATTGGTCAGCCACACACTAGATATTGTATAGATTGCACTGTAGAGCTAGACAGTAGTGGTAACTGGAGTGAGGCATTAAAGAAAGAACGTAGGTATATTTGTAGAGCATGTGATTCTCTAAGATCTAAGTTTAGAAGAATGTATGTTGACGGTAAGTATATTTCAAAGTCTCATCCGCTGTTTAAACCCGGACGCTATAAAGGTTTTACTGATGCAGCCTTTAGCTCTTTAAATAATTATGCGGCATCTAAAGAAGGCTCAGTTTACATTATGTATAACCCCTCATTTCCCGGCTGGGTTAAAATAGGAATGGCTATTGACCCAGAAGATAGATTAAAACAATATCAAACTTCCTCACCTTACAGGAATTATGAAATTGTAAAGTCTTACAAGGTTACTGACAGACGTGAAGCGGAAGCTAAAGCACATGAAGCTTTGACTGTTAAGGGTCGTGGACGTAGAGGTGAGTGGTTCTACATGGGATCTACTATAGCTGTGTCTGAACTTGACAAATTATTTATTAATGGAGAACAACTTGAACTCTTCTAAAGACCTAGACAACCTTGTAGATGATATCTACGGAGCGTTGGATGCCCTGTCAGAGGGCGAAGAACTAGACATAACTGATGATATGATCTATGACTTTGGCGAGCGTATGAAGGGTGCCTTGGCTCACTGGTCACAGCCCCATAAGCAGTCCAAGGGATTACGTATGAGTAACATTGGTAAGCCTGCCCGTCAGCTATGGTATGAATCCCGTAGAGATCTTGATGAGCCGTCTACCATGAAGGCTCACATGCACATTAAATTCTTATATGGTCATTTACTCGAAGAAGTACTCCTCCTACTTGTTAAACTCTCAGGACATACTGTTACTGATGAGCAGAAAGAAGTAGAGGTAGACGGTATCAAGGGTCACATGGACTGTAAGATTGATGGTGAGGTAGTTGATATTAAGACTGCTTCTAACTTTGCTTTCAAGAAGTTCTCTGAAGGTACGCTGGCAGTTGACGATCCCTTTGGCTACATGGCCCAGTTGAGTGGATATGAGGCAGCAGAGGGTACATCTGATGGTGGTTTCTTGGCTATCAACAAAGAGTCAGGTGAGCTTGCACTACTGAGGCCCGGAGATTTGTCCAAGCCCAACATTAGTACAAGAATAAAAGAACTAAAAACAGCCCTCTCTATTGACAACCCTCCAGATCGTTGCTATACTGATATACCCGAAGGCAAAAAAGGCAATATGCGGTTGCCTACTGGGTGTACTTATTGTCCTTATAAACATGACTGTTGGACAGACGCTAACGAAGGTAAAGGTCTTAGGGCGTTTAGATATTCTAACGGATTGAAGTACTTTACTAAAGTAGTGTCTGAACCAAGAGTAGAGGAGGTTTCTTGAATACTAAGACCTGTAAAAAAATTAGCAAGCATTCCAATATATTGCTTCTTGAGTGGTTAAAGACCCTTATACCAGAGGATGACCATGATAAAGTGGATATAAAAAATCTACATCAATATCTTCCAGAGGCAAATTACTTCTACGCAAACAAGCAAATACGTCTAAGCTTTTACAGTCCTAAGTGGGTTCGTAAAGGTATTAAGAAGCTTGTAAAGCGTGGCATCTCTATTGATAACATCACCATGTCTGACTTAGAGACTCTTGCAAAGAACCATCAGGTGGCTGATGAGTACTAAAAAGAAAGCTACTAGCGGCTGGCGCAAGCCTAGAGTACCCCGCCCAAAGCTTGTTAAGAAAGATGGTAACAAGTACGACTCTATCTGGGAGATGGTGTTACATGAGTCAATCTTAAAAGACTGGGAGCATCATACAGACTATGTATCATATGTTATTGAGCATAAGTACGAGCCTGACTTTGTTAGAAAGATTGGCAAGAAGAAGATCCTACTTGAATCTAAAGGTAGGTTCTGGGACTTTGCAGAGTACAATAAGTATGTCTGGGTAAAGAAGATATTACCTACGAATACTGAACTGGTGTTCTTGTTCGCTAACCCGTCAGCCCCTATGCCGGGAGCCAAGCGCCGTAAAGATGGTACTAAAAGATCACATGGTGAGTGGGCTACAGCGAATGGCTTCAGATGGTTTAGTGAGGACAGTATCCCTGACAGTTGGATTGACAAGTCTGCTAGAGATACTGAAGAGTTTAAGAAACGTAATGATAAGATTAACTTGGAGATGCAATGAAGACTATTGATGACGCAACACCAGAAGAGTGGAATGCACTTAGAAAAAAACCTGCAACACCTGTAGCTGATACTTGGAATTATGTTTATGATGACAACGAACCTAATCATCACCCTGTGTTTGGTGAAAACATACCTGATAACAGCACTAAGTTTGATAATGTTAACAGACCAGAACATTACAATAACGGGGGTATGGAGTGTATAGACGCAATCAAAGGAATGCTGACACACGACGAATACATTGGTTATTTACGAGGAAACGCACTTAAATATAACTGGCGTTGTCGCTACAAAGGTAAGCCCATAGAAGACTTGCGTAAGGCGCGTTGGTATGAAGAGCGTTTGATTCGTTACATGTTGGAGCATCCGGGTGACAAGTTGGGATAGGAAAGCAGAAAGGACTGAAATGTTTCATAAAAGAAACAAAGTAAAGAATAAGAAACAAAACAAAGCAAGAACTAAGGGCTACAGGCAAGCTCAATTAACAGAGAAGGATGATTTGGATGACATCAAAGATTGGCATACAGGATTATTTAGGGATTCAGATTGATTATGATCGGGAAGAAACCCTTAATAATTTTTCTTTAGAAACTTTAAAAGACCGTTACTTTTGGGGAGATGAGACACATGCCCAAGAAGCCTTCGCCAGAGCGTCCGTCTATGGTGCAACGTATCAGGGACTTACTGACTATGATCTTGCACAGCGACTTTACAACTACGCAAGTAAGAGTTGGTTCGGCTTTAGCACTCCTATACTTAGCAACGGGGGAACCACACGTGGCCTCCCTATTAGCTGTTTTCTTAATTATGTTCCTGATTCAAGGCGCGGCCTATCTGATCATTATGATGAGAACATATGGCTGGCAAGTGGAGGTGGAGGCTTGGGTGGATATTGGGGTGATGTTAGAAGCAACGGCGTTTCTACTGCTAACGGCAGTCAGTCTACTGGTAGCATCCCTTTCATGCACGTAGTTGATAGTCAGATGTTGGCCTTCAATCAAGGTATCACCCGAAGGGGATCTTATGCAGCGTACATGGACATCAGTCACCCAGAGGTTGAAGAGTTTATTGCTATGCGTAAGACTACTGGTGGTGATCTTAATCGTAAGTGTCTTAACCTACACAATGGTATCTCCATTACTGATGAGTTCCTTGAAGCTGTAAGAGGTGACGGTCAGTGGCGCTTGATTGACCCTAAGTCTAAGCAGGCAGTAAAAACTTTATCAGCTAGGGACTTGTGGTGGCAGCTAGTGCATACCAGAGCAGAGACAGGTGAACCCTATATCGTTAACCTAGACCGCTGTAATGAGGCTCTACCGCAGGAACAGAAGGATCTAGGCTTAGAGGTACGTCAGAGTAACCTATGCTCTGAGATTACCCTACCGACCAGTGAGGAGCGTACAGCAGTGTGCTGCTTATCTAGTGTTAACCTAGAATACTTTGATGAGTGGAAGGACGATGAACAGTTCATTGATGATCTCATTACAATGCTTGACAATACCTTAGAACATTTTATTGATAACGCTATACAGACAGTAGGCATATCACAACAATGCAATACTTTGCAGGAGTTTAAGTATCATGTGGACTTGGATAAAAAAGGGTTTACAAAAGCCGCTTATTCAGCATATAGAGAACGGGCGGTTGGTCTTGGAGCGATGGGTTTTCATAGTTACCTTCAACGTAATGGAATCCCTTTTGCAGGAATGTACGCCGCCAGCTTTAACAATAGAGCGTTTAAAACGATCAAAGACAGAGCTACGATGGCTTCCCGGCGTTTGGCTGGAAACCGTGGGGAGGCTCCTGACATGGCTGGCAGTGGCCTGCGTAATTCCCATCTGCTTGCTATTGCCCCTAATGCTAGTTCTAGTATTATATGTGGTGGAACAAGCCCTTCTATTGAGCCTACGAGGGCTAACGTATTTACGCACAAGACTCTGACAGGCTCTTTCAAAGTAAAAAATAAATACTTGGAGGAACTACTTGAAAGTAAAGGCATCAATACCGAAGAAACGTGGAAGGATATTGCTGCTGCTGAAGGCTCTGTTAAAGACTTGGAGGAACTCACGGAAGAGGAGAAGGAAGTATTTAAGACAGCGCCAGAACTCAACCAGATCTGGGTTATTGAACACGCCTATCAGCGACAGAAGTACGTCTGCCAAGCACAGTCAGTAAACTTATTCTTTGAGCCACCACCCGCTACAGCACCACAGGAGGTACACGATGAGTATTTGGAGTATGTTAATAGCGTGCATTGGACAGGAGCTAACAAACTCAAATCTATGTATTACCTGCGAACTACAGCGGCTAGAAATACAGAGAATGTTAACATCAAGATCCCTAGAATCAACCTTGAAGACGGGGAGTGCCTAAGCTGTGAAGGATGAACACCCGGTCTATAGGGCACAGTTCTATATACCTGAGCTAAAAAAGTACACCAACTGGCATGACTATCTGGTATACTATAGGGAACAGGATGACAAGATTATGTTGTTCAGTAACTACTGTATGCAGATGTGGGCCAGTTACATGAACGATAAGATCAAACAACAAGAGGCACCCTTGAGTTACAAGGAGTACCTTAGTAAATTTAAAGAATTACTGGAGGATGGATACAGTGATAGACCCTAAGATCAACGCGCTCATGAAGCTTTACAAAGCTGAGATAGCTGTTTACAAGGAAGAGATCCAAAACTATCTGGACAATCCCGTAGCAGTTGGTGAGCACGGTAACTTGATTGAGACTATGGATACGTTAGTTCAGAAGATGGCTGAGTCTGAAGACAAGCTCATCGTGTTGGAGACACATTTTAATGAGTAACATAATTAACTTAATGCCTGAAGACGCTACGGCTGATGAGGTTTTAGAGGATGCCAAGGGCAGTTACAAGGACGTACTAATCCTTGGCTGGGATGAAGAGGGTATGTTGAATGCTAAGTCAACTACTTCTCTAGATGTAAAAGAGCTTGTGTACATGATTGAAGTATTTAAGTCTGTTGTAATTACAGCAGGGCATGAGATAGATGCTTGATAATCTACCTAAGATAGTTGTTAAGAAAGTCACAGAGAATGAGGATGGTTCTGCTAACATGGAACTGGACTTAGACTCTCAAGCAGTACAGCTACTACTTGACATAGGTTTGACTAGACTGCTTGAAGAACATTTGGAGAACAACAAAGATGAGCGATGAACTGATACACCTGATTAGCCTATGGTCTATGCAGCGTGGTATAATCAACAACAGTACACCCTTGGCACAGTTTGCTAAACTTGTGTCAGAGGTAGGCGAGCTAGGGGACAACGTAGCCAAGGAGCGTGATGTTACTGATGACATTGGGGACTGCTTGGTGGTACTAAATAACCTAGCCATTATGAATGATACGACCCTTGAGGAATGCCTGAAGGTAGCGTACAATGATATTAAAGACAGAAAGGGACACATGAATACACATGGTGTCTTTATCAAAGAGGGAGATGCAGCTTGAGTTTATTAGATACTAGAGATTACTACAAACCGTTTGACCATCCTTGGATGTTTGACTACTACTCACAACAGAACCAGATGCACTGGTTTCCAGAGGATGTACCTCTGCACAATGACGTTAAAGATTGGCAGACAATGACTGATGAAGAGAAGAACCTCCTGACTCAGATCTTTCGTCTGTTCACACAGTCTGATGTAGACGTAGGTGCTGGGTACGTTGATAGATACATGCGTATCTTTAAGAAGCCTGAAGCACGTATGATGATGTCTAGCTTTGCTAACATGGAGTCCATACACCAACATGCCTACAGCCTACTACTGGACACCGTAGGGATGCCAGAGGTGGAGTATAAGGCGTTCTCAGAGTACGAGGCTATGGCTGACAAGCATGAGTACATCAACGCTGTGAAGGTCACTAAGGGCGACAAGAAGTCCATTGCAAAGGCGCTGGCTATCTACTCAGGTTTTACTGAAGGCTTACAACTCTTTAGTAGCTTTATCATCCTGTTGAACTTCCCAAGGTTTGGTAAGATGAAGGGTATGGGGCAGATCATTACCTACAGTATACGTGATGAGTCCATGCACGTAGAGGCAATGACAAAGCTATTCAGGGAGTTTATGCAGGAGAACATTGACTTGTGGACTGATGACTTCAAGGCTGAGATCTATCAGGCATGTCGTGAGATGGTTGACCTAGAGGATAGGTTCTTGGACTTGGTGTTTGAGCAGGGTGATATACCGGGCCTGACTAAGTCTGAGATGCAAGAGTACATCAGGTACATTGCTGACCGCCGCTTATTACAGCTAGGATTGAAGCCCAACTACGAGGTGAAGGACAACCCACTAAACTGGCTTGACGATGTGTTAGGTGTAGAGCATCAGAACTTCTTTGAAGGCCGTGCAACTACCTACATGAAGGCTGGCTTACGTGGTGATGTTGGTAAAGTTACCTTCAACAAGGTCGCATAGTATGGAGGGCAACATCATAAGCTTCAAAGTATTTGTAAACTCTAGAGGTCAGGTCATGAGTGAATACAGTAGACTGCCAGTTGAAAAACTAGGCACTGTATTTGATAGTGATGATATACCTCTATTTAAAAAGATATTGAGTGAGGTAGACAGTAAAGTTGGTTCACTTCATGAACATCTTGAAAAGGAGTTAGAAGCTTTAAACTAAAAGATTGATGGTCTGGGACGATGAGGATACATTACGTACACTTATTGTCCCATGATCATACTGGTAGTACACTGTCCTGAAAACAGTATTATCAATTCTACCAGTATCCCCACCAGTATTAATAACAGAAGTGCGCGTTTCTGTATTGACATAACTACTCAGTAGCATGTTTGATACAGGTGATACAGGCCCTACCATTTGGCCTTATTAGCCCAATATGCCGCACTCATCTTACCCTTCTTAATGTTCTTAGCGTGACGAGCCTTAAAGCTTGCACGTTTCTTCTTCATCCTTTCAGACTCTCCTGCCTTTGGCTTACCTGCCGTCTTAGCACCTTGCTCACCAAATCGAATAGTCTTAACCTTATCCCCTTCTTTAGCCACTACAACGTGTGACTTCTTGGGGTGATTAGGAGTTCTCTTAGGCTTGTTATAGCCGCTAACACCTGCACGGGCTAACCGTGGGTCTTTCTTCTTAGCCTTACCACCCTTCTTGTACTCTTCTCTATCCATCATTTACGATGCCTCGCTGTTTTCTTAGCTATCTTTTTGGGTTGCTTTGAGTGCTGCTTTCCTTTCTTCGTGTCTTCACGTTTCTTTTTGGAAGTGGCAGCGTACTCCTTGTCTGATAAAGCCTCTCTAGCCTTCTTCGGGAGATACCTTTCACCTGTTGCTTTCTTTCCTTGTGTTGAGGGTTTACCTGACTTGGTTCCCCATTTCTCTTTAGTCCATTTCTTCAAAGACTTTTGTGATTTTTTGAGTGCCATTATTGATTATGTCCTTTACCTTTTTGCTGCTCTATCATCTTTTCAATAGCCTTTCTCTGCTTTTCAATAGCATCTGCTTGATCTTTTATTTTTTTATATTCAAAGCGTAGCTGATGTTGTTGTGGCTGACTCATTACTTGTAGCCACCGCCTGCATCTTTATAAGCCTTTGCTAACATCTGTGCTTTACGCGCACTCCATTGTCCCGGCTTACCACCCTTACTACCCGCCTTGATCTTGTTAAATAAACGCTTACGCATAGTAGGCTTGGTATAGTTACCTGCCTCATTAACTCTGGACTTCTTCTTCTTAGCTGCTGGCATAGTGCCTCCGCTTACTTAGTTAAATATGAAATTAAAAGGGCTAAACACACAGGCACCAATAGCACCACTATGGCTATGATAGTGCCTATTTCTCTAACGTCTTTCCAAAACTTTTTCTTAGCTGCTGCTGCTCTAGCTAACTCTAGCTGTTTAGCCTTTCTAGCTTCAGCCATAGCAGCCATAGCTTCTTGATATAGCTGACCGTTACCACTGACTGTAAAGAGATCCTTGATCTCCTTCATAGTCTCTTGTATTTGCTTCTTGGCTAGTGCAGCTTTTACAGCATCTGCTTCAGATAGTTTACCCTCATTTTGCGCCCGTGCAAGCTCTACTTCAGCACCGCCAAGTGTAGATAAGAAACCTGATATAGATTGTATATCATTAGTAGTTTCAGCTACACGCTTAATAGCGCCTGTGGCGGCGTTAACACCTGCTATGATCGCAGATATTTCAGCAATCATTTTCTGGTCTTCTCGTAGGATCTCATAGCGCCTAACCCCAACATACCCATGAGTACAGGCATCATAGTTTCTAAAGGTACTAGAGGAATAACAATGTCTATTCCTATTAAGGCCAGTACAAAGTTAGAAAATGGAATTGTAATGAAGTTACCAAACATACCCAGCCCACATGTCCAGCCAATGAAGGGCCTCCAGCCGCTTACAAAGATACTAGAGTGTGCTGCTTCAGTTTTGTTAACCTCAAGCTGACCCTTAGCTAACTCCTGTGCATGTTTCTCAGACATGGTAGCAATCTCATGAGCCAGAGCATTCTTCTGATCCTTGTCTTCAATAAACTTATCTAGTAATCCAGATACAGGGCCTACTAAGCTTGCTACAATACTCATATTAATAACTCCAGATGTGTGGCCTTGGACGGCCTTCAGAGTCTTCAAGGTCATCAAGGTGTATAAACCTTACACCACCCTTCTGACTGACACCAATACCACTAAAGCCTGCCTCTACAGCGCCCTGTACGAGCCTGTAAGCCTTTTCATGGGATACCCCTATGTCTATGGCCCTACCTGACGCATGTGCCCCCGGAGAGGCTTTACGGGCCTCTATGGGGTGGTCTTTACAGCGATATGCAGAGGTGACAGGAAAGCTAAAGCCCATCTTCTCACGCAAGGCATCTACCTTCTTCATAAACATAGGGTCTATACCCTTGGCTTGGCAGTGCTTACACTCCAGTTCTTCTTCTGTGAAATACTTATACATTCCTCTTCCTCTTCAAAGCCGTTAAAACTTTACCACCGCCTTCGAAGTTCTTTCTAAAACTTAGATTAAACTGCGGATCGCCAGAGTTTGTAGAGGCCCCCATAGACAAGAAAGATCCTTCATCGTCTCTAAATGTTTTAGATAAACTATAATCATCTCCCTGTACACCTACATCTAAAGGTAAGCGGCTACTTAACTCAGAAGCTATACGTTCTTTTATGAGATCCTGAGCATCTCTTTGAACCAAAGTTACAGGTAATCCTGCTCTAGATACCACCTCTTCTTTAAGTTGTTGCTTAACTTCGCTTTTGGTGAGGGGTATGCCTCTGTCTGTAAAGTATCTCTGCTTTATTTGTCGCTCTAACGTATCTATATCTTCAGCAGTGCTTGAGCCATACTCATAGCCTGCGGCTTCCGCAAAACTAGAATATTCGGGAGAACCATAACCCGTGTGAAAGCCACCTTGATTAAACTTCTCACGCTTTGTAACGCCTTCAGGTAGTGAGGGCGTACCGTCTACTTCAATGTAGTCATAGAGTGGGTGAGTCTTTTTACCTACCTTTATTGTTCCTATAATATCTCCAAGAACAATATCTCCAACTGTCTCAGGTCTTAGATTAGGTTGCGGAACCTTTCCGTCCTTTCCCTTCCTAGTCATCCTGTTCATGCGCACAGGGCCTACAAACTGAGTATCTAGAGTGTAAAAATGTTCAGAGCCTCTACCTTCTACAGCAACTATGGGGTTGTCTAATCTGCCTTCCTTACCATCTTCTATGATTCTAAACTTCTCAGGCTGTAAAAGGTTAGTACGTACTGTCTGAGGAGACTTAACGCCTGTAGCTTTCTTATAGTTTTCTTTCATTTGTGCAAGAGTTAAGTTCTCACCATCATATTCATTAACCCTAGCAACAGACTTGTTACTTCCTGATGATAGTTTTTCTGCTGTTCTTGCAGTAACAAACAAGTTTTGAACAGTTTGATTACTTATATCTTTAGGCTTTCCAGCCATGCCAATGTAATTACCAAACTCAAGATCAACCTCAATACCAGCCCCCGTCATACCCTCAACAAACTTATCTCCTTTGTATCCTCTACTTTCAGGGTCAAAGAATTTTCCGGGAGCAGGCATAACGCTAGAAGCTGTTTCAGCCTCCATAGCCCTACCCATTCTAGGATCTAAAGTTTCTTCAAGCTCCTCAGTCTGTGTCATCACTACAGGCTTGTCAGGGTCTTGTACGACACGTTTAGCGCCTTCACGCCCTACAGTCTTGGTAGGCGTAAACAGGTCACGAAGACCTCTAGCAATAACAGTGCCGCCCGGAACAAAACCAAGACGCCGCAAAGGATCTACCTCACCACCGCCCTTGAAGCCTAGCCTACGTAGAGGGTCTTCCTCGTCCACAAAAGCTGTACCAGCCTGTTGGTCATAGGGTAGCCCTGTCATCTTGTCGATGCGCTGGTCAGGCTCTCTGGGTACGTTAGGTACGTCAAGTACTTCACCGCCTTTGGCTTTACCTTCCCTGTAAGTATCTGTAGAAGTATCTAACTTATAATCTGGCGTGTACAGAGATGAACCATTAAGTTCTGCTCTTACATTCGACAAAGAGTCTCTGTATTCAAGAACTTTTTTACGGGCTGTTTCAGGATTTACCTTTTTCAAAGAGTTGTACATCTCTACTGTAAGTACATCTCCTCTGGGTCTTGTTGCCGTAAATTGTCCTTTAACTAAACTAGCGGCTGTAGATCTAGATATACCATTATCCTGCAACACGTTCATGGCCTCTTGATAGCCGTACAGAGTTGTATAAGCATTAACTAATTTAAATAAATCTTGTTGGGCGGCATAGACACTCTTTTGCTGGTCTTTGTACTCTTGTATGTATTGCTCAGGGTCTGTATCATACAAGAACTTTTTACTACGATTAGCGTCTTCTATCCTGTTATAATCCCTTACAGCGAAGCTTAAATTTAATTCAGGGTCATACTTAGTAAACCTAACACCCGTCATATTTGCCATTAGCTCATTTTCAGCGTTGCGGGGTTCCCCTGTATATCTGTTCGGCTCTTCATTCAAAGCCTCTACATATCTCTGTATAGAAGTAGCTGAACCGGGAACGAAGGTTTGTAGAACATCTCCTAAAAACTCTGCTTCATCTATGTATCCGTTTTTATATTTTATTCCTGAATTTAGTATAGCTTCAGTAATCATCTCTTGAGAGGCAAAAGGCTCTAATAAAGAAACAGCAGTATCTTTAGCAGCCTCAAATAAAGCCTCATCTAAATCGTCACCTCTCAGAGCGCCTTCATTTATCCTGTCCATAGCAATCAGTATAGGACGCTTTACAAACTCATAAGAGTCTAAGAAGCGTGTATCTACAAAATAAATCTGGCCGTCTTCATCCATACGCCAAATCTTGTTAGAGTCCTTGTTAAAAGCTCCTTCAGCCAAGTCTGTATGCGCCCTCTGCTCTTCCTCTGACCAACCCATAAGATCCATAGAAGCTTTAGAAGCTTCATTAAAACCTATTGCAGCAGTACTAAACCCTGCAAGCCTTTTAAGACCTCTGTTTCTTAAAACAGAATTACCAGAGTTAATTTCTTCTGAAGCTTGCTTAACAATCTTATAAGATGTACGAGCTATTTCAGCAGGGAAAGATACGAAGTTACCCACAGGCATGTCCCTAAGTGCTTTAATGCCTTTAGGTACTTTGTCGTAGTTAGGTATTGTGTCTTGAACAATTTGCGCTGCTTTTATTTCTAGTACATCGTCAGCTTGATCTGGGAACGCCTTCTTTAAAGTGGCAAGTTCATTTCCAAAAGCATTTATCTTATAGAAATCGTCTGTAGCCATGTATATATTTTCAGCGCCACGAAGAAAAGACCTAGCACCCGCATCTACTTGACGCATACCCGGAATATCTTCAGAATATTTTAGTCCCTGTAACTTCTTTAAAATAAAGCTAGGCTCTCTTTCCATCCCAGTTTCAAGTAAGGCCCTAAACTCATTTACTTTTACGTTAGTGTTAATCAAGCCTAAGCGCAAATACTTCTCATACGCAGCATCAAGAGCCTCATCTCCACCCTGAAGAATACTATTGCTTAGATTACGTATAGACTTCAAGCCCTTACTAGAGAAAGGGTTTAATCCATTAGCAACGCCAAACTGAGCACCACCTAAAAAGTTACGAATATGCGTTACATGGTTCAGTACGGTCTTCATCTGCTGTGAAAAACCTTTAGCAGTTGAAAAGTTTTGCAGCAATACAGCTAAAGGATTGGTGCCTTCCATCACGCTAGAAAACATTTCTTCTTTACGTTCTAAAGCCTGTAACATCTCAGGGGTAGTGTACTTACCATCCAATATTGAGTTAGTGTCTTTAATCTTTTCGGTGTTACGTCCTGACTCTTTTGAAGTAAGATAACCACCAGACTTACCAAGGTCATTAAACTGTCTATAAAAGTTATTTACCTCATAAACTCTAGAAGCCTTGGCGACAGATAGAACAATACTTTCAGACGGAGAAGTTACTTCGCCCAGTAAAGCTCTTATT